GGTAGAGCTTCCCAAGCGGCCAATCGGCGGAATACCAGAAGTCGGACGGCCAGGACGTGAGCCCCTGCATAGGCACGCTCGCATACCAGTCCTCATTACGGCGCGTCAGCGGGTAATAGACGGCCGATTCGCCGGTCCCGAGCACGATATTCGCCGCGTCGATGGAGACAGGCCGCTGCGCTACCGTGAACGTAGGACTCGACGCGGCCGGGCCGAACGTGTGCGGATTCAAGCCGGACGTGAGCGTGTAGGAGGCCGGCCGAGAAGCATAGACGCCGGCCCTTTCCGCGTTCCAGTTGTCGAACAGGCGCGTCAGCTTCGACAGGCCATTCGTCGCGACCGTCTCATCGAGGTCGTTCCCCGGCTGCAGGACGGTCATGTCCTGGAACGTCTCGGTGATGAGGTCGCGGACGGTCATGGAGCCTATTCGGCCAGTTCAGCCCGGCGCTTGTCGATGGCTTTGAGCACCGAGACACGCGGCTGCGGCTCGTTCGCGTTCTCCTCAGCTTCGAGCGCATCCAGTGCCGCGACCGTCTCGGCATCAGCAATCATGCCCTTGGCCGTGTCCGCGTTCACCGCGCAGATCCCTTTCTTGCCGTCATGCGCTTCGAGTTCCGCCGTCAGATTGCTCGCTAGGCTCGGCTCGTCGCCCTCCGGCGCGTCCGGCAACCGCAGCGCCCATCCGTCCGCCAGCGCCGCGTCGAGTTCTTCGCGCGTGTTGACACGCTTCGTCTCGCCCGGCTTCTTGACCAGCCGCGGCACTTCGACCGTTGCCGTATCCGGCGTCAGGAGCGCGTCGAGTTCCGCCACCGTCTTGCTGAACTTCGCTTTGTCGTCTGGGCTGAGACCGCCTGCCTTGAGCGTCTTTTCGAACGACTGTAGATCCGCGAGAATGGCACCGAGTTTCACATCGTTTGTCGTAGTGGTCATGTCACTTCTCCGGACGTAGTGTATGCGAATTGCGGGCCACGACCCACGACGTGAGCACCGTGTGGAGTGCCGCACCGACGATGGCGGTCATCGGCTTTTTCTTGCCCAGCTTCAGGAACAGGTAGGACGTGCCACTGGCGTAGACGCCCTTGAAGATGGCGAGCTTGATCGGGTCGCCTGCGAACGGGCGCGCGATCGGATTCGCTTCTCGGAATCCGCCGCGGCCCATGGCGTAGGCCGTGGTCGTCGCGTCTGCGAACTGCGCGGTGGCGTGCGCTGAGACGGAGAGCCGTACCAAGCCTTGATGCTTCGGCGTGGACGTGCCGAGTTGCAGCCTGGCGAACCCGGTGTCCGTGTCGCCGCCGAGATGGAGCCGTGGAAACGTGGGCGTGATGTCTCCGTGCTGGATGTGCGCGATCAGTGGCTCAGAGATCGCCACGACGGGCACATCTGCCGGTGCCTGCGCGAGCAGCGCGACGAGGAGGAAGGCGGTCACTATTGCGGACTCCCGGTCAGTGTCCCCGTCAGCGTCTTGCCGCACACGGCGGTCGATTCGCCCATGACGACCAGCCTATGAAAGACGCGCTGTGTAAGAGATCCAGTCGTCGCGTTGTTGTTGTAGGCGCTCGACAGGTTGGCTTTGTTCAGGGCGGTAATCAGGAACGTGCCGGTCGTCGCGGTGGACTTGTCATAGAGACAGTTCACGACCACCGGACGCTCTACACCGACCAGCACCATGAACAGCCGCCCCTCGTCGTCTGGCGTGTCGGGATCGTCCGGGTGCAGGTTGAAGTCGGCCACGCGATACTTCTGCACGCTGGGGGCGGCTTCGGGGGACGTGAGCGTGATGCGTTCCTGCGCGGCAAGCGTGACAGCAACGAGGCAAAAGATGGCGTGAAAAAGTAGTCGCTTCATAGTGGTTAGCCTCCAAGACAACTCACAAGATAGGTGTCGCTCGCAGTGACATCCTCTTGTAGTCCAGTGACGCGGTCGTAGGAGGTGACCACGACGGCGGTCGTAGAGGTCGCTCGTGCTACCGCGTAGTTGGTTTGCTGCGCCGCGTCCGACGTGTTGTTTTCGGCGGTGCAGACCCAGCGGTTGGTCACGGCCGGCATCGTGAGCGTGAACGACTTGACGCCCGTGCAGGAGGTGCCAATCGTAATCAGAAACGCAGCCGTGCCGTTATTCCATGTCACAGCAGGAGATGTGCAGCCACCGGAGGCGATGGTGGGAGCGGTGCGGATTATCACTTGGGTTGTGACGTAATAAGCTCCTGCCGTAGCGCCAAGTCCAATATTCAAAGCATTCAAATCGGTAAAGGCACTGTCATCTCCATTCCTAATGTAGATACCGGACCCATTCCGTTTAATTGACGGAAAACTACTCGTCGTGCCGCCGAATTGCAGGCGGGAGAAGTCAGAGACAGCAGCATTAGAAATAGTGACTACGCCATCAGACTGTGAAGTGAATTTCGATGGACCTGTGCCAAATGCTACCGCTGCACCAAATGTTCCTAGTCCTGTTTTTCCAAGACTGAATAACGTAGTGCTACCAGCCGCGCCGCCAAGAATCTGCAACGGCAACGATCCCGCCGCACTCGCCGTATCCGTGATGACGGCCTTCCAGAGCGTGAACGTCGTCGCCGCGTTGTTCCACGTCGCCGTGTCCGATCGCGCGGGCGTATCGGCCGTCAGCGTGCCCTGCTGGATCTGGAGCGGAATCGTACTCAAGATCCGCGCCGTGTTGTAGTCCCAACGGAGCACCCCCGCCGCGGAATACCCGATGTTGTCCGCGCCGATGCGATAGGCGCCGGTCGTGGCAGAATTCAGCCAACTATCTGCCGGCGCCGCGGCAGATCCATTGGACGCATACATCGGCAGCGCAAAATTGACGCGCGTTGCGTTGTAGTCGAACGCGGCCGTGCTGCCAGCACAGAAGCCCTCGTTATTCGCCCCGATGCGATAGGACCCCAGGTCGGTATCCGAGGCATACGATTTCGCCGGTAACGGGCACGTCCCATCGCCCGTATACAGGCGCGTCACAAAAGGGTTGAGCCATCGGGCAGTGGCGTACCCCCTGACCGCCGCGACAACTGCCGTGCCTGTCCATGCAGAGGTCGCACGCACGCGCACCCCCATCAGGCCGCTATTTGGGATGCTGAACTGCCCGGTCTGCCCGGTCGTTGTCCCGGTGGCGCTGGACCCGTCCGAGAGCAACGTGGCGCTCACCGAAAACCAGACCGCGTTCGTCGCGAGCGGATTCGTGCTCGACGTCGCCTCAAACGCCGTCGTGCCGGTATACGTCCCGCTGACCTGCAGCGTGATCGTGGTAATGAGCTGATTCTGGAACGTAATCACGACGCAGGCCGGAGGCACGGCTGCGCAGGCGCCCCCGGAGCTGTTCGCCGTGATGTTCCCCGAGTCGAGAGGCTGCGCATGCACTGGCGCCGCGGCCAGCAGCATCAGCACGAGCAGCCATGCGTAACGCTTCACGAGACACACTCCACGGCAGACTCCTTGGACAGCCACCCGGCGAGGATGAGCGACATCCCGACCAGCGGCACATAGAACTGATGTTCGTTGAACACGCTCTGCGGCGTCGGCACAATGAGCCGCGGCGCGACTGCGCACGCGACCCAGGCTGCGCCGAGCGCCACGAGACGAGACTGCCGCACGGCCCAGGCGAGCCCGGCGACCAGCGAGACCGCCGCCCACACCTGCAGCGCGAGCGGCACCCGCACGTAGTCGTAATCGACTGTCTGCCCGAACGGGAGCACTGAGAGCGTCACGACGCGCGCAATCGCGGTCGCCTGCGTCAGCGCCCACGCGCCCCCCGTCAACAGCGGGAAATCCTTCCACCAGGCCGCGGTCTGCAGCGCGATACCGACCGCGAGCACCGCCGCGCCTGCAGCCGTCGCCCACAGCCACAGCGCCCGCCGTCGCTGATACCACATCAGGAGCGGCAGGAGCATCACGGCGACACCCGCGGATTCTTTGCCCATCCATCCGAGCCACAGCAGCGCGGCCGCCGCGAACCACCAGCGATGCCATGCGGCGAGACACGCGCCCACCACGCCGAGTGCCGCGATAAGCTCGCCCCGACTCGTGAGATACGCGACGGATTCGACGTTGACGGCGTTGACGCCGACGAAGGCCGCCGCGATGAGCGCCGCGGACTCGCGCCGCGTCACGTCCCACGCGAGCCAGCCGACCAGCGCCGTCACGATGAAATGCAATCCGAGATTCACGGCGCGGAACGCCCACGGTGAGTGTCCAAGATCCGTCTGCCAGCACCACGAGCCGAGCGTCACCATGCGACCGACGAGCCGATTCTCCGCGCAGGCGTCCGTCGTCTTGTAGTCCTCGTAGACGAATCCGCCGCGCATGGACGGGGCGTATTCCCAGGCCATGACCACCACGAGCAGCAGCGCAAATGCGAGCACTCTCAGTTGACCACCAAGCACAGTCGCCGCGGCCTCCCCGAGCACTCTCACTGACCCACCGCCTTCTGATAATTCGTCATCGGCCGATACTTGGATGGGGCCGCCTGCGACGCCCAGCGCCAGAGCGTGACGTCGGACACCCATACCGCCGCATAGCGGCGCCCTGCCAGCGCATGTAGCACCAGCAGGGCCACCACGAACAGCCTACGTCGGAAGACTCGTCGCAACGATGCGGTAGTGAATGACGACGCGCACGGTATTCGCCGCGTTGCCGCCGGCCATCTCCGCGAGCGTGACCTTCTGCAACACGACGGCGAGATTCGTCACGGGCGGGTTCGTATTGTCCGGCACGCCCGACACGCGAATCGCCTTGTCCGCGCTCGCATCAAAGAATCCTGACGCGGTAATCGTCGCGGAACACGCACTGCCGGAGACGCGCGATCCCCAGTAGCAGCGCACGTCCCCGACCGAGCTATACGCGGCCGTGTAGTCGAAGACGAGATTCACTGAAATCACGTCCACGTATTTGCCGATGCCTGGAGCCGCCACGAGCGTCACGGGCGTCGCGCCGAGCGTGAGCACCTGCGCATTTGTCAGCGTGACGACCTTCGAGACGACGCCGGTCGCTTCGCTGCCGTTCGCCTTGAACGGCACGTCGTAGGCCGTCTGTGCGTTCTGCGGCGTGAAGTCCCACAGTCCGTTGATGAGACAGTTGAAGGACGGAACGAACGAGCCTCCGCACCCGACGGTCTGCGCGAACGCAGCCGGATGGAGCAGGAGGGCCAGCACGAGCGCGGCCAGCCCTCCCAGCGTCAGACGCTTGATGATGCGCATCAGTGCAGGCTCACGCCGAGCGAATACAGGTCGTAGCTGTTCGAGGACGACGGATCGTCACCCTTCAGCACGCCCGTAATCCGCACGAGGAAGAAGCGCGTGCTCACGGTCGCAATGGTCAGCGTGTTGCCGGTCACGCTCGTGCCGCCCGTGCCGGCCGCCATCGTGTAGGTGTTGTTGCCGGTGTTCCGGACGTAGAAGATGAACGACTTCCCGACCGCCGCCCCTGGCACCGCCGCATTGAGCAGCGTCGCCGTGGGCAGCGTGAGGGTCGCCGTGCCGTTCTTCGTCGCGAGGAGAAGTCCGCCGAGCAGGTCGGCCGCCGTGACCGTGCCGGTGTCCGCATACGTGGCCGGTGTCCGCGTCTCGTAGACCAGCGACGTGAAGTCCGGAAAGCCCTGCTGAGGCGTGAATGAAGTGAGTGCCATGATGTCCTTCCTTTACGCCGAGAGGATGCCGATGCAGTTGTCCACGTAGAAATCCCCGAAGCCGATCGCACAGTCGATGCGGTTGATCCACGAGCTCGTGCGCCCGTCGAACTGCCGCAGATACCGGACCGACAGGCCCGAGTTCGGATCCTGCGTCTGTTCGCAGATGGTGTCGCCAGCCGACGGCGGCCCGTCGAGCTTCACACCGGCCAGCGCGAACGCCTGGTCCGTGATGGCAAAACCGATGATGCCGCTCTTGGCGTTTGGCGACGCCGTGCCGGGGAACAGCGTCAGGTCCGCGCCCGCGAGCGGGAGCGCCACGACGTTCTGATACGGTGAGCCAGGCCCGTAGATGGCCGGCGAGATAGTGATCGTGGCCGATGTGCCGGAGATGGTCTGGTCCGCGCTGAGGATGGTGAACAGTTTCGAACTGCCCGTGCCGCGCCGCGTGGCCGGGTTTGCCGCTTCCACCGCGGCAATCGAAAACTTGTCCCCGAGCTTGAACGTGTCGCCGCTCGTCACCGTGAGCACGAGCGTCGAAATCGCGTCCGTGCCGGTCTGCGTGCTCGTGACTTCGACCGTGCCCTGCCACGTAGCCGCGGTATGGCTGTAGAGCGACATGGACTCGAACCAGTCGAATCCGCCCTGGTGCCCGATGGCCCCGGTCTGATACTGCTGGCTGATGGCCGACGCGGGATTGAACAGCGCCAGCGTGCCGGTCAACATCGAGGTGTTGACCTTCGGCGGGATGATGAAGGCCTTTTTGCCTTTCCACGCGGCCATCTCGAGCAGCGTCTGCCGCGCGCCGCCAGTCGTCGCCTGGAAGCTGGTCGGATTCGTGCCGAGCACGCCGACGAAGTTGTTGCAGTGGTTCGTGGCCCAGAGCGCCGCGCGCGACTCGATCTGCTGCGCGATTTCTTCCGCGGCCGGCTCGGAATACGCCTTCCGGAGCGCCGCTTCCGGACGCTCCATCTTGAGCGCCTTCTCGAACGAGTCGTATTCCCACGCGACCTGGATGTTGGTGTCGATCGTGATAGTCGTTTCCCGGCGCTGAATCGACTGTGGCTGATACGGGAGCCCTTCGACGCTCGTCGCGCGCCACGGGAACTCTTTCCGGATCGTCGCGCCCACGGGGAACGACTGCCCGAAGTCCTTCTTGTCGTCGGTGTTGAAGTAGCTCGCGAGCATGAGCCGATTCTTCAGGATACGGAGCGTATCCTTCGCCAGCCAGTCGGTGTATTTGAAAACCTGCGGAGCGAGTGCCATGCGCCTACCCTGGCGCGGGGCGGAAGATTATCGGAAGGCTTGAACAGCCTTACGATTCTCTTCGCGTTCCCACGCCTCAAAGTCCCCGGCGGCAATGGCGGCGGCGGCCGGATCGGCTGGAACAGCGGATCTGGACGACAGCGACATCGGCGCAGCGGGGGCAGAGGTTACGGTTTTGCCCGCAGGCTGCGCAGGTGCAGACGCGTGGGTCGGTGTGTCGAATTGTGCTTCGAGTTTGCCCAGCGCGCGGAGCGCTGAGGCCGGGGCCAGCCGCGCAATGCGGTCCGCCTCGTCTGTATGTGTCGCGAGATAGTCGCTGAGTTCCGGCCCGACGTCTGATTCCAGAATCGTGTCCCCGATCGGTGTGCCCGTGCGCAGCGTGGCAAGAAACGCGGCTGCGCGTTCCGTGAACCCGGGCGTCTTCGCAGCGAAGGCGTCCCGGCGTTCAATCCACGATTCGACGCGCGCGGTCAGAGATTCGTGAGCCGTGCGTTCGGCGGTCGCTCGCGACGCTTTCTCAGCTTCGGCCGCTTCCTCGCGCTTCGCCTGCCGAATCTCCCATCGAGATTGCGCCTTGACGAAAGCGCGATAGTCGTCGAATTGCGCTTCCTGCGGCTCCGGGTCGGCCGGGTCGACGATAGCGGTCGGTTCTGGCTTCGATTCCGGCGCCGTGCGCGCTTCGATGGCCGCGAGCTTGGCGGCCAGTTCTTCGGCGCGAAGGTCCGCCTTCGCTTGAGCGAGTTCTGCGAGCTTGGCCTTGCGTTCCAGCTCGTTCAGGTGCTGCTGCCGCTTACTGACGGCCTTTTCCGGCGCCGCAGGGGCGACGGGCGACGCTTCTGCGGCCGGTTCCGGCTCGTCGTCGTCAGGTTCCGGCGCGGGCGCCGGTTCGGAGGGCTTCTCCGGTTCCGGCGCGGGCGTCTCGCCCACCGCCAGCGCGTTCTCGCGCGCTTCGAACGAGGCGAAGTCTGCGGCGGCGGGTTCCGGTGCGGGCGTGGCGGCCGGCTCACTCATGGATATGGGCCGTAGTCTGCACGTTTTTCAGCCGCGATGCAAGTGTCGCGGTCAGCGGCGCCATCGGCTGCGCGCAATCGTGGCACACCGGGCGCCCATGCTGCTCTGCGGGATGGCACCAAAACGTCTCGCCGCAGCGCGAGCAATAGAAGCGGATGAGACCCCAGGCCGCCATTACGCGAGCGGACCTCCGTAGACGATGCGCTCATGGCCGAAGTTCCACAGCACGCCGACGCGCCAACGACCATCTGACCAGCGATACCACGTCACCGACAGCGGGCCTAACTTCACGAAGTCGCGCCCAGACTTGACAGTCCACCAGCGGTAATACCGGCGCTTGAGCACGCCGATTTCCGTGTCTCGATCCTGCCTGATGCACCAGTCGAATCCGGCCGACTCGGACATGCGACCATGCAGGAATAGTTCGCGGACCTTGCTATAGTCATCCATTACGCGAGCCACCAAATCCACACCAAGCCAATCGAGACGCGGAGCCACGCCGCCGCGATGATGAGCCGTTCGCTCGCGCTCACTGCCCCGTCACCATCCAGCGCAGCCGAGCCAGCCAGCGACGCCCGACAAATTCCCAATGACGCATTTGCGCATGGTCGCGCCCGGCCGCAATCTCCGTGCGCAATGTCTCGACGTGCGCGGCCTGCAGTCGGGCCAGTTGCCCGACATCCTTCGTGAGCACGTTGACCTGACCAGTCAAGGCTTGTAACTGCGCGACCATCGCATCGGTGAGACGGGACCGCTCCGATGCCGACAACTGCGCGGACGACATGGGCGGCACCATGCGTCCTCCATCCGTCAGGACGACCCGAGACTCGTGGCCGTTGTCGCTGCTCATGCTTCCACCTCCGGCTGAATCGCTACCGCATGCTCCGCTGATTCCAGCGCCTGCTCGTGGCCGGTCGCCTGCTGGCGCTCCGCTGCTTCGCGCTGACGCTCGGATTCGGAGGCATCGAACGCGCGCCCACGGTCGGCCTGCTCCGCCTCGTGCGCATGCGATTCGCGCTGCTGCACCACGCCGAGAGCCGCCTGCCTCGCGTCAATCTCAGCTTGTATCTCGGCCTTGCGCAACTCGTATTCCGCAAGCTGGAGCTTTGTCGCCTCCTGAATACGGACCTTTTCGAGTTCGGTCTCAGCTTCGAGTTGAGCGATGCGCCACTTCAATTCGCCATCCGCTGCAGCCGTCACAGAGTCCGCTTCGGCCTTGACGCGCGCCGCTTCGACGTGGGCTTGTTGCTTCGCCTGGTCGGTCTCAATCGCTTGCTGGAGTTGCTGATTCTGCTGCTGTAGCCCCTGCATTTCGGACTGCGCCTGCTGCAACTGTTCCGGCGTGGGCGGCTGTCCCGGTTCTGGCGGCTTCGGGTCGACGATTTCCGCCATCACGTCGCCTTCAGGACCAACCGCTTTGAGACGAATCGCAGACGCGATCATCTTCTGCGCCTTCTGCGGCCCCACCATCTGCATAATCGGCGCGTTCTCGATGATGCTATCTGCGAAATTTGACGACGCCTCGCGCTCGTCCGCCTCATACGGCCCGACACTAATCGTGATGTCATGCAGATGGTCCGACGACACCATGACCGACTCCGGGTCTTTCGGGTCGTTAATCTTCTGCTGGACGGGCTCGTCTTTGAAGTTCCGAACCGTTACCTCGCCCATTGTGTCGTCGTAGAACGGAATCAGCTCCGCCGCCATCTGTCCGACACGCGTAATCATGCCGTCGAGATGGTCAACGAAGTGATACGAGCCCTTTTGTCCACTGGCTTCGATGCGGTCGAGCGCCTTGCCGGACTTCTGGTTGACGCGTTGCGCCTCGGTCGGGAGCGGAGACGTGCCGGCGGCGGCTTGAATCATGCGGCGGGCGGACTCCGCCAGCATGTCGAGGTTCTGGAGCGGCGGATCCCAGTTCTGACGCTGAGGCAGCGGAAGCAACGTGTTGCCGGTCGCCTCGGTGAATGGCTTCGCCTCCACATAGGGCACAGGCTCATGGTTCATCTTCTGCCACGTCTGTTCGTGCCCTCGAAACTGCCCTTCGTATCCGACGTAATTCGTGCGCGGCACTCCGCCGACCACTTCCGCCTCACACGTCCGGATGTAGCTGTAATACATCACCGGCGGACGCATCGGCCTGACCATCGAGAGCAGCCGCGCCTGCGTCCCAGCACCGTTCTGCACGTAGAGCGCCTTACCGAAACACGAGAAGATCGGAATCGACTTCCCAGGCCACGGCGTCCGCTTTTTCCCGCCCTTTTTCGCGAGCAACTCTACGCCATTCGTGAGGTATTGGCAGACATACGGCACGTCCACCCACTGCTCGAAGTCGATCGCATGGTCCGGCACGTCCACCGGAATCGTGTGCGCGAAGATGCCGCGCGCAGGATTCGATTTCAGAAACACGACGCGGCGCCGCACCTTCTCGATGATCCAATACTCCGCGAGCGTGACGTGCTCGCCTTGAAACCAGTCCGGCGCAATCTTGACATGATCGTCGGTGAAGTCCACCACTTCGGCAGTATCGCCAAATTCGCGCTTGAACATCTTCCGCGTGCGCGAAGCATCGAGAATGAAGGCCCACTCGATCTTCGAGCAGTCCGGCGAAAGCATCGCGCCGTCAGGGTCCACTAGCGCGACGTCGGGATTCGGGAACGCCTCGATCCGTAACTCCATGTTGCGGCTCGTATCGCTCACGCGCTGCGCGACGAACCGCCCGAAGCCATACGACCGCTGGAGCGCATCCTCAAAGATGGGCGAATACACTTCCCGCTGCGCGTTGCTCCGGTATTCCATCTGCCGGATACGGCCCTGAATGAACTCGGCTGTGCGCTTATCGGCACCGTTCCCGATCGGCGTCGCGCGAATCGACCGCTTGTTTTGTCGGACGTCGTTCCCGGTTTGATTCAGGTATTGCCCGATTTCATCCGGCGCGAGCGCGGGCCGGACCGCTGCCTGCCGCTGTCGGAGCCCGTCCGGGTCCATCGCTTCCCAGACATCGCCCGCGACGCACATCACATCCTTGCGCCCCTCTTCGCGACGATCGGCCCAGGCGCGTGTGGCGTAGGTGCGGCGCTCGCGCAACTCGGTGAGGATATCTTCGTCGCTGCGCTCGGGCGGCGCGTCCGCTGGAGGCTGAGAGGGCGTCGCTTCGACATGCTCGCGATCGAGGTAGGGAGGGGTCATGCGCGCTGTAGCCGGGCGATACGACGCGCCCATTGCGCGGCTGTTTCAAGTCGGTTCAAGCGCGGCATGCCGTCCCACTTTACGCCCATTCGACGCGACAGTAGGCGTCTACGCGCTCGGCGATGGCTGCGAAGGCTCATATCGCCCCGCCGCCAGGCACGTCGCAGCCTATGTCGGGACCGTCAGGCGGAAGCGCGCGACGGTCTGGCTGGTAAGGGAAATGGAGCGCGAATAGTTGCGCTTCTCTGTCGAAAAGAAACTGAGCGGCTGGGAGGATATACCGCTCCATGATCTGCTCTCCGGTCAGCAATAAAGGATCCGTCATCATCTTGCTGCGGCTTCGTGTTCAAGTTCAGGGAATACCGGGTCGTCCTTCACCCACGCGCTAGGCACATCAGCATGTCCAAGCACGCGCCCGTCCTTACGCCTTACTTCGATGCGAGTTGTGCGCTCAGCCACCGTTACCTGATCCACCAGAGCATACGCCCGCCGCACGTTCGTGAGCGTCCCGCCGAGGTGCCAGAGTTCAGTCATGCGGTTGCGCGCGTGGCGGGCACGATGAGCCAGCGTGAGTTCAGCGTAGGACGAAAGCACAGGCCGTGAGTCGCCCGATTTACAGGACGGCGCACCGTCCCGGCTCCCCAGCGTCGTCGGCTCAGCGGCCTGCGGCATGGCGCATCCTACCATGTTCACCCCCATGCCGACTTCGGCCGATACGGCGGCGCTGTCCGCTGCTGTGGCACCGCGACCGCCTGCGCAAACGTGAGACAGAACGCATCCGCATCGTCCGGCGACTGCTCGCCGCGCGCCTGGATGTCCGCCTTCGATTCGATGACGAGCTTCCCCGACTGATTCAGGTGATACCCCGGCAGCGACAACTGCTCGCAGAGCGTATCCTCATCCGGCAGCGACCCGAGGAGCAGCCATTCCTTCGTCTTCGCCCACATGTAGGCGCGCATGTTCAACTGATGCGCATCCGGCGAGGCGCCTCCAAAGTTCACCTCGTAGACATGCTCGAAGCCGAGCGCGCGGAGCCGCACGACAATCGCCGCGCCGAAGGCGGAATCGACAAACAGCGCCGCGAGTTGATGCCCAGGCCTCTGGTCGCTCAGGAGCTCGGCGCAAATACCCACGCGCTGCGAGCGGTCCTGGTCATGGTCGCCAGGAATGCGAATCGGCGGACGTGCTCGACCGTCCAACCCGCGCCGGAACCGAATCACGTTCCACGCCTTGCCGCCGCCGCTCACGTCGAAGCCGGCAATCAGCGGCTCGTGTGGCAGCGCTTGATGCGTCCGAACACGCGCCAGAGACACGCGGCCCTTGTCGATGTATTGGAGCTCGGAGGCGGACGGAGGCAGGCCAAGAATGCGGACCTTGACGTAATCGGACTCGATGCCGTAGTCCGCAATCCACTGCTGAATCAGCGTCTTGTTCGTGAAACGGGACGTCCGGCTATCGACGCGCCGATGGTTCCAGCGCGCGGCCTCGGACCCGAAGCACACGCGATAGAACTGGCCGGTATTGCGCACCATCTGGCCCCAGACGAACCACATCGGCTCGCCGTCGCTCAGTCCGCCTGTCGCCGTCTCCCAAATCTTATCGGGCACCTCGGACGCTTCATCGAACAGATACCATGACGTGGACGTGCGCGCGTGCTGGCCGGCGAACGACTGCGCGTTTTCTTCCTTGCACGTTTGCGCAACGACTTTCCACGTCTTCGGCGCAATTTTGGCGAATATCTGCCGGCTCTGCACCTCGAACCAGTGCGCCGTGATGCACAGCTTCGTCCAGTGGCAGATAGACGCCCAAGTGCGCGCCTCGAGCTGCGTTGCGGTGCCGGCCGTGACTGTGCCGATGCTGTGCGGGCGCGTCGAGAGCAGCCAGTCCGCAATCCAGCCGCCCATCGCAGACTTGCCCGTTCCGTGGCCGCTCGTTTCGGCCATCAGAATCGGCATGACCGGATTCGTGCCGTCGAAGCCGCGGGCAGTCACCTCCGCGCCGAGCGACGTCAGGAATTCGCGCTGGTTATCGTCGGGGCCGGTTTCGTGCTCAAGCGGGCCGGGCTCGCCCCACGGGTAGCAGGCAATGACGAAGCCGAGCGGATCGGCGTAGAACTGGCCGACGAATTCGGCAAGGTCGATGTCGGAGGCGGGCGCGGTGCTCACGTCCCAGACCACGGCGTCTTCGGCGTGAGCCGAATCAGTTCATCCCGACACGCCTTGAAGTAGGCATAGACCGCCCACGCATCAGCCGCCATCCGCTCATCCGGCGTGGCGTGGGTATCCGCATCCCGCTCCGCTTGCCGCCAGAGCGCGTCCAGCCAGTCCCGTTCGGCGCGCGTCATTGGAGCCATCGCTTAGAATGCCTCTACGGCCGCATTAGCGGCGATTCTACGGCCCGCACGCCTCACGCTGGTCCCTTCGCCTTTGCCAGCCGATTGCGCGCGGCCGTGAGCTTGCCTTCAAGCGCGTTCGCATCCTCAATCTTCATCACGTCGGTGAGGAGCTTGAAGTGCTTCGCCAGCATTTCGAGCGCTCGCGTCTTGTCCCACACTTTGAACTTGTGAATCGTATCGGTCACGCCGTCGCCGGCCTGCGCGTTCTTAATGATAACTTCCATGCCCGCGAGCGCCGCGCCCTGCTCGTCGTTTAACTCGTGAATTCCTTTGAGGTTGCCGAGGTCGTCGTAGTATCCGCGCATGTCGATAAACGCGAGGCGCCGCAGTTCTTCGAGCACCCGAGCGGCGCTGATATCAGACGATTTTAATTGCTTAGCCTTGCCCGCCGCGACCGCTTCCGCTATTTCAGGTTTCGTTAGGTGTTCTGACCCAATCGAGCCGGCCGTATCCTGGCTATACCCCGCCCGAATCGCGGCCTGCGTGGCATTGAGGTCCACGAGGTATTCCGCGACGAAGCGGGCTTGTTTGGGCGTCAGGGCCATAGGGTCAGTGTAGCCGAGGCGTCAAGCGATGTTGCCCATGTTGCCCATCGCCCTAGTCGATCTTGGAGGGTCGCATGTGCGCGCGTGTATATATAGAGAATAGATAGGCTACAAGGGCTACAAGGGCTACTTAGCGACAGGTCAACAACTTGCGCGTAGCCCTTGCGTTGCCCTATTCTGGCGCGAACCATCGTTTGACGACCTTGCCGGCGCGTCTCGCGTCTTTCTTGACCCATCCGGCGAGTTTGAGCACGCGCCCAACGCGCAACTCTTGCGGCCTAGACATCTCGGCATCCCGAATCTTGAGCGCATCGCGGAGCACGTCTGAGAGCGCGAGTTCGTCCTTGCCGATGGCGTAGTCGAGCACAGTATCGGTCCACACGTCGACCGCTTGTCGGTCCGCTTGCGCTTCGCTGGCGCGTGGCACGTCCCACCAGGAACGGCCCTGTCGCCAATAGTGCAACGCTTCCGCGAAGAGTTGCGGCCGCGCCGTGGTGAGTCCATGGATATCGATGTCAGTGCAACGGACCGGCAGGAACCGGCGGAGACCGGTATCGTCGTCGCCGTAATCGTCGTGATTCGTCGTGCCGGCGAAGACGCATTGACGGGGGAAGTCCTTCGCGTGGCGGGCGTAGCTGGGACGATAGCGGTCGGTCGGGGCACTCACGACGAGTTTAATGCGCCCGCGTTCGGCGCGGCTGAAGCTGTCCATCTCTCCAATCTCCGACAGCCAACACCCGGAGAGCACTTGAAAGAAGTCTTTCGACGTGACGGATTCTGATGCGAGCGCATACCAGTCGCCGCCGAGCACGCGGAGCGCGCGAGACTTGCCGATGCCTTGCGGTCCTTCAAAGATGACCATCGTATCGACCTGACACCCAGGCGACATGATGCGGGCGATCATCGCGAGGAAGAAATTCGCGCTGACGGCGCGCACGTATTCGCTCGGCTGATTCGCCGCGGGCACGACGCCCCAGAAATCCTCGAGCGCGTGCTCGATGTGCGCCTCCCCATCCCAGACGAACGCCTCGACGTGTTCGCGCACACAGTGCCGCACGCGCTGTCGGGCGACATAGCGCACGGCGCTAGCAGACTGCGATTCTGAGATGGCGATGAGCCCAATAGAGTGCTGGAGGTAGACCGTGAGGCGCGTATCGTCGTCGTCGCGCCATTCACGAATGCGGCCCTCGTCGCACGTAAGGACGCGATCAAGGAACTCGTCATACCACAGCACGCCAGCAGACCAGCGCGGGTCTTTTTGCAGCACAGCCACGGCGTTGGCGACGTTGCTGAGCGGCTGGCCTTTACCGTTCGGCGCGAGGCCCCACGCGGACACGACGTTGTGCGGCGTAATGGCTTTGCGGAATTTGTCGTTGGGGTCGCGGGCACTCACAAGTGCCGCCGAGCAATGGACATCTCTCAACTCCCGTCAGAGCGAGGTGCGCCGGCCCCTATGTGTGACGGCACATAGAGAGTGGGTTCATGAGGCCCAACCGGCGCGTCTCAGTTTAGCGCAACGCTCAGTCTACGCCCGTCGCCGCACCGTCACAAGTAGACGGTATAGCGGTATCGGACGAAGACACCACACGTAATAGCGCCTCGGCGTCCTCAACCGAACGCACGACTCCGGCCCGCGCGCCGTGTCCTCCGACGATGTGGAGAAACTGCGCCTGCTCTGGCCGGACTCGCCCCGTGGCCGTCTTTGCTTCGAGCGCGATGAAGACCGCGACCGTATGCCCAACCATCTCCGGCGTAATTGTGACTGGCAGATAGCCGATGAGGTCCGAGCCGCCAGGATTACCGATACCGTAGCGAATCCACTGGCCTCTCACTTGGACCTGCCCGCAGTTGTTGCGCCAGAGCCGCGCGCCGAGCCGAGAGCAGGAGACGAGCAACTGCGCGAGCAGTGCGGATTCGTCAGCGCGCCGCATGTTGCCTCTGTGCCGTCCATCGATGCCACGCCCATCCACTCTTGTATTTCAGACGCTTCGCGAGCTCCTGCCAATCGTGCAGGGTGCGGCAGGCGCGCTCGAGCGTGCCGACCTGCGACCTTAGCGCCGTCAAGTCCGCCTCGACCAGCGCCCCGTCGACATGCGTCACCTCGCGCGGCTTCTCGCCCATGGTCAGCAGCGCGCCGCACGCCTCGCAGAGTCGCGCACCGGGCCGGGACACCGCGAAGCACGCGCCACAGCGCCGCCCCGCGGCCGCTCGTGGGCGCTTGGCCTGTCCGTCGAGCGTCCACGCCCGCGCCTCGTCTGGAAGCCCGTGGCGCGTCCAGTTGCCCACATGGTCGAAGATGCGAACGTGAGACTTGCCAGGAGATGGACGCAGCCCGCGCCCGCACTGTTGCAGGTAAAGGCCGAGCGAGTCGGTCGGACGGAGCAGGAACACGGCATCGACGGCCGGCACGTCGAGCCCTTCCCCGAACAGGTCCACATTGCAGATGACGCGCAGCTCGCCAGCCCGAAATGCCGCCATCGCTCGCTTACGTTCATCCTTCGGCGTCTCTCCGTCGACGTGGGCTGCCGCGATGCCGGCATCGGTGAACGATGCGGCTAGCGCCTGCGATGCCTCGATTGACCACACGAACACGAGCGCCCGGCCGCCGTCCGCGTGTTGGCGATACATCGCAACGGCATCGCCCACGACCGTGGAGGCGTTCATAGCGGTCGCGACTTCTGACTTGTTGAAGTCGCCCGCGACCTTATGCACGCCCGAGGTATCAAACGCGCCAGGCGCGAACAGACGATAGTGCGACAGGTAGCCTTGCGCCATCAGGTCGGCTACGGCAGGACCGAGCAGGATCCGGTCGAAGTAGGGCGCGAGTCCCTTGCCGTCGAGTCGTTGCGGGGTCGCTGTGAGCCCAAGCTGATACGCGCCAGGAACCGCGGCCGCGATGGCGGACCACGATGCGGACGGGACGTGATGGCATTCATCGAAGACGAGCAAGTCCGGCGCGGGCAGCGCGGACATACGGCGCTTGAGACTGCCAACGGAGCACACTTGCACGGGCGCCACCGTATCGGACGGATAGCCGGCAGCGACGATGCCTGTATGGATATCGGCCGCGTCGACAAACGTCTGCACGGCCTGTTCGAGCAGTTCCTTCCGATGCACGATGAACCATGCCCGTTTACCACGCGCGGCCGCGCTCGCGAGCAGATGCGCCATGAGCACGGTCTTACCGCCGCCCGTGCTGAGTTGAATCAGCAGGCGCTTGCAGCCGGAGCGTAGTTCCGCGCGCGTCTGAGCTATCAGGTCCGTCTGATACGGCCGGAGCGTGAGCATCAGCCGTAGATGCGCTCGTGTCCGCAAGTGTCGCACGCATACAGCGTCACGCCGTAGCGCCCGACGCCGGAGCGCGAGTGCCGCGTGTAGGCGAGGTCTTGCGTGACGGCGCTGCGGGCGGCCCGCATGTGCTCGTGCCGCACGTTCTCGGCAATGCCCCGCGGCATGAGGTCGGCTTCGCGCTGCTCGGCGCTGCGGCCAGAGTTGCAGGCGGGGCCTTCGCATCGTAAGAGGGCGGTGTGGGTGCTCATAGTGACTGCTCCTGTTCGCTTATGGGTTTACCGCGTAGAAAGCTCTCGCAAATCCAGCCGGTGTAATCGCATCGATTGGACTGGCGTTCTCCTGCTTCGATCGAAAGGTGCTCGGCTTTGTTCGCGGCTTCGGCTGCTTCCGAGGCACAATGAAATCGCCCCAGATACATGTCGGCTTGTGCGCGGCGTCGCCGTATTCCCAGTGGTAAAACTCGAGACGCGCCGGTCCAAGGTAGCGCCGAATCTTGTTTCGCGGATTCTCGAGCGCCCACCATCGAGGTTTCTGGACGGCCACGATACGGAAGCAGGCATCGGCAATGCTCAGCGCCTGTAGTAGTTCGGCATCTGTCGGCGGATACCTGTTGCGCGCATACGAAAACACCGTGCAGGGCGGTGCCGCGAGGATGCCATGAATATGGCCCGTCACGCGCTGGAAGAGCCGCACGTCTTTACCATCACGCACCGGGTCGACCACTTCCACGTCATAGCCGGCATCGGCGTAGGGCTGCGACCATGCGCCCGAGCCGCCGCACAAGTCCAATATCCGCATCTAATCCCCCTACGACGCGCCAGGATGGCGCAGGACGGACGCGGCGGCGCACACCGGACACGGCGTGGGATGGTCGCGCCGCACGGTGTAGGTGATACATGGATGGCCGTTCGCGCAGACGCGGACGATCGTCGCGGTGCGCCAGGATTCGTCGGTCATGGCTTCTCGTAGTCGATCCGCGCCGTAACCGGCCGCAGCAGCGGCGGCCCCGAGCACGCGGCGTTGTCCTGCTCGTGCTTCCGCTCGTCGTCCGTCATCGCGGTATGCACGGCGCAGTAGAAGCTGTCCGGCGCACGCAGCGCGGGGCAGTCCTTTATCGTGCAGGGCTGTCTCATGAAATCCACCAGAGCCCCTTCGATCCATGATCCGACTCCGGCGTATGCAGCACGGGAATGCCGGCGGCTTCCAGCGCGTAGATC